CAGATTGAATTTGTGAATCAATATCATCTGTCTGAACAGTTCTTGAAATTTCGCCTGTGGCGGTGACATAAATTGTATAAATCATCTTGTTGTCTCGATTGCAAATAGTGAACGATTAGAAATTCCTGCATTTTCAACAGAACTAGATTGCGGTTCGCTATACACCTGAAGTCTATATGTATAAGTTGCCGCTGTTGGCAAATCGCTATAACTCATGGCGGGGTTTCTTCCACCCGACATTAAAACTGTTGAATCTCTGACAAGTCTATATTCAGGAAATACTGTAATAAAATTTTCTCCATCAAACGCAAGTCCATTTAACGGGCTTCCTGATGCCGCAATATAAATTGGGCTTCCATTAGCAGTAATTGTTATTGTTTGAGCATCAACCCATGTTCCTTGTGTTGTGGGTCTAAAAACTGCACTTGTAAAAGCACTAGAAGTCAAAGTAACAGCATTAGCGTTAATGTTGTTAGTAGCCACCACATTGCCATTCAGCGTCATTTGACTGCCGTTGTAGGAAATGTTAGTTGTTGCATTACCTAAAGCAAATGTGCCATCAGTATTGATTTTTGCACCCGTACCTGTCATGGTTGTGCCAGATACAGCAGGCGATGAACCAACAGATAACGATGTACCACTAATTGCGCCTGATGTAATTGTTCCCAAATTAGCAGTAATCGCAGACAGGCTACCAACTTTCAAATTAGAAAGGTAAGGCACATTCCAAACTGTTTGTGAAGTTGCAGGGTTAAAGATGCCATCTGATTGGAACAACGCTTCACCCGCAGTCAATGCAGGGGGTGTTGCAACCCAAGTTTCAGAACCACCCCAAGTGTTTGTTGGGGGAAATGCGCCAACGCCTGTGGTTGTGTAAGTTGCAGGGGTTGGGTTTAGCGATGTAGAAGTTGACTTAGCGTAGCAGATACGCGAAGACAAACCATCAATGCCGTTTGCGCCATTAGCACCATTTGTACCATTCGTGCCATTAGCACCATTAGCGCCTGCCGCACCGATTGCGTAGGCAGTTGAAGTTGACCAAGTGACTGTGCTTGTGGCGGTGGTTAGGTTGTCAACATACGCAACTTGGCAACCATAGAGGGTGAAGCCTGCGCTAGATGCGCCCGGCAACAGCGACCACCCATTAGCCGTAGTAGGTGAAGTAAACGCACCACTTGCCCATGTGTAAGTAGAAGTTCCAGAAGGGAATGTTGTAGGCGTTGTAGCCGCCCATCTGTAAACTTCTAGGATTGCGGTTCTTGCACCATTAGCGCCATCAGCGCCGGGCGTGCCGGGTGCGCCGGTTGCACCATTTGTTCCAGACGCGCCTGCCGCATAAGACGCTGTAGCATTCCATGTGATGCTAGTTGTTGCAGTTGTGTTTGAGTCTGCATAAATAGTTCTGCAAATCCACAGCGTCTGACCAAGCACAGCCGCAGGGGGCGTTAGCGACCAACCATTAGTTGTAGCAGGCGCAGTAAATTGACCTGTTGCCCAAGTGTAAGTTGATGTGCCACTAGGGAATGTTGTAGGTGCAGAAACTGCCCATTGATACATCTCTAAAATGGCTGTGCGCGTTCCATTTGTGCCGTTCGTGCCATTAGTGCCGTTTGTACCATTCGCACCATTAGCGCCATTTGTGCCTGCATAACCAGATGCAACAATGCTAGACAATCCCCAATTGATAGAAGTGGTTGTTGCTGTTGCTGTGTCAGAAATGTTGACTGTTGCCGCCCACAATGTATAACCCGCGCTTGGCGCTGTTGTAATTGTCTGCGACCAACCAGATGGGTCAGGCGTGAATGAATTGCTTGCCCATGTGTAGGTAGATGTTCCAACAGGGCTTGCAGGGATTGTTATAGACCATTGAAAGACAGTAGGACGCGCTGTTTGCAGACCATTAGCACCATTAGTACCATTTGTGCCATTAGAGCCGTTAGCGCCATTTGTGGTCAATGAAGAAATTGTATAACCAGTATTCCAAGCAACAGTTGATGTGGCAGTTCCAACAGTTACGACAGTTGGTTTTACAGCAGTCCATAACTGCAAGCCTGCGGTGTTAGGGTTCGTGGGAATCGTTGTAGACCAACCACCCCCACCTGTGTAGGCAGAATTCGTTGCAGTTGCCCAAGTGTAGGTTGACTGACCACTAGGGTTTGTTGGCGTTACTGTTGACCATTGATATAGGGCAACATCTGCGGATTGATTGCCGTTAGCCCCGGGGCTTCCCGTAGCCCCTTGGTCAACAAACACAAACTGCAAAGTAGCCGTAGCGCCCTGTGACACAGTACCCAAAGCAGATTTGTAACGCACAGGCACAATCAGCGTAGCAGGCGATGAAGTCATTGCAGTTGGGATTCCCCATTCAGCAAATGTTCCACCATCAGTAGGCGATGGCAAAGTTAAGCCACCAGTTGTTGTGATGTCGCCATAACCACTAGTTTACGAACCACCAATGCGCCATGTGTTGTTTGCAAAAGCCGCATCTGCGTCAGTCTGTGATGGCACAAAGTCAATAGCACCGCCTGCGGCAGAACCATATAGTTGCGTAATCAATCCTGTAAATGAAGGCACAAGGGATGAATTCCTTGGCACTTGCATAACGATTGGCGAATAGGTTGCCAAGAAAGTACCCGCTACCGCAGATGTGGTTGGGTTAGGCGACCAACTAAATGCTGTAGAAGTTGCTGAAAGCGCAGACGCACCATTTTCATTAGCAACCTTGAACGAAAAATAATAAGTGTCTGTAGGTAAATTTAAATCACTAAATTCAAGAGTTGTTGAAGGCACAAATGGTTGCGAGTTTGATGCGGTCTGAACACTCCAAACTTTCCAATCAGATGTAGTTGGGCTAGAAACATTTGTATAAAACAAAGTGACTTCAGTAACGCGACCTGTTGCAGGAATTCCGCACAACACATCAAAATGTGGAATGGTTGCTGTAGTGTTAATGTTTGCAACAGTAGGTGCTGTTAAGTTGCTAAAGAAATTAGGGTTAGACAGATTGCTATTTGGCGCAGGCGAAAACGCTGTGATAGAAGCATCGTCATAAACTGCGGCATTGTATTCGTTCAGTTCTAAAGCCGCACCCAAATTGCCATCAGGCAATGACGCTTCAGATACTTTAATCACTCGGAATAATTTATTTGTCCAACCATACGCGGCATTAGTTACAGATATAACATCGCCTGCATCAACCTGAATGCCATTGTAGGTTGTAGAGAATGTAACAATCAAATCTTCACGCGCTTGTTCAAGCATCCTGTTAGCAAGGTATTGCGCTTGTACAGAATCGTTAACCAAACTTAAATTGATTGTGTATTTGTTGACAGGTTCATTAGCAAACAACAAACCAGAAGGCGTGTTTAAATAAACATAGTCTGATTGGTCGCGGTTTAACTTGCTAGGGAACTGCGCTTGTATCTGGTTGATGCTAGAAGCAATGTCAAAAGCACTAACGCGAATTTCGCCAACAATATTTGAATCATTAAAAGCAAACGATGCAGAATCTGCTTTGTTAATAACAATAGACCATTTGCCAGTTGCCGCGTTGTATTGATTCCAAGAATCGCAGGCAAGCATGATTTGGTCAAGATTAGACAATACATCTTGCCCTGTATCCATAACGCCATTGATGCGATAGCGTGCTTGTGTGGCAGAACCACCGCCTGCGGGAGTGTAGGTAATGGTTTGGTCTGAGTAGGTGTTAAGTGCAGTTGCGGTTGTGGCATCCACAATGCTTGTGTCCATTGCACAGCCGTATTTGTAGTTGGTGATGTAGTCGAACCAGACATCGCCCGGTTTCGCTACGCCTGCGCCATTTAAGTAATGCGATGCCCTAAAAGTAACAGGTTGCATCTGCGTTGTGCCTGCATCGCGGTTGTACACCATCTTGATAATGGCAAACGCCAAGCCATTCATTTGGCGACCGCTAGAAGCCCATCTTTGGGCTACTGCTATGTCACTACCACCCATCACAGAAGTAGGCAACGCTGTGCCATTTAACGCGGTTATAACGCCCGCTTCATTTGACCTGTAAAGGTTGATGTATAGGTTGCCAGAAATCTTAGTCTGAACATTCCCTGCGCCATCAGTTAAGGTAATAACTTTTGTTTGGTCTGAACCATCAAAACCAATCAATTGGTCTTGCCAATACATCTTGGTTGTGTCAAATGAGAACTGACCATTAGGGCTAATCTGAGAGACAGCCATAACATAATACATAGTCTTTTGGTCTGTTGACAAAACAGCGTCAACAAAGATGCCACCAAGGTAAGCGTCACCATAAACAATTGGCACGCTGTTAGTTGTTGCAGGGGGTACTTGTTGACGAACGCCATTATCTACAGGTTGGTTAGCACCAGAAGAACTAAACACACGCGACACAATTAACGAAACAGCAAAGTTAATGGCGAATCGCGCCACAAACATTGTTCCAATTTGTGCGGCTGTGTAATTCATTGCCGCAAGAATAAGTGACGATGGCATTTTCAGTCCCTAAAAAAAGTTGCTTCAAGCATTTTGTAACCACGCTTTGTATAGTCTATCAAAGGCGAATTTGCCATCACAGTTGTGCAGACAAAATCAATCCTTTTAGTGTTCAGCATATCTTGTGCAAGTTCATCAAACTTTACCCACAATCTGCCACCAATAGATTTGTTTCTATGTTCAGGCATAACCCACCACGCTAGTTCGCGCAATTCCAAAACTTTAGGACACCAAACATTTTGAGTAATGATTGCGGCAATCATGCCCCTGTGGTCATCATCAATCAAAATAAATCCACGCCCACTTAACATTTGAAAAATCAACTGCCCAACATGGTCTGCGTTATGTGTGTCAGGATTGGATAAAACAGGGATAGGCGCTTCTTTTGCATACTCTCGCATCATCCATACCAAAACTGGGATATCTTGTCTTGTAGCCTGTCTTATCATGTCTTACATACCATCACTTGCGTAGCCTGAATCTGATGGTGCGTTTGTTGCAGATTGACTACCCTGAACAGGTGGTGAACCAAAGTCAAAATAGGTTGATGCAATAACAGGCACTCTATCCATGCTTGTATCGCTAGGATAAAAATTCTTCCAAACAGATGGATTGGTTTTTAAGCCGCTGATTCGGTTTTGCAAGATGGTGCGAAATGATGAACAACTGATTGAACAAGTTGCCACACGCGAACGCATCTGTTCGTTCCAATCTTCAGTAACTGAAAAGTTACCTACATAACCTTGGTAACGCTTAAAGAACTGCAAGGTTGGTGAAGTGATGATTTGATTGTTTGAATCAAAGAAGCCACGCCAAACTTCTACCAATGAACCTTTAATATCTGCGCCAAGAATGATTGCAACATTAGCGCCATCAACACCTGTCAATGAAATAGTCAAATCACCACTTGTTGCTTTTGTTTCGCGCTTGATGTCGCCAATACTTAAAAGGCTACCTAAGTTGCTGTAAGTAGTGCCGCTAACTGTGATTGGTGAAGCGGCATTACAAAAAGTATATGTCGCACTAGCGGTTGTCAATTTAATGAACTCGCCATAGTTTATTGATGGGCTACTTAAAGCCGCTATTGTTGTACTCATCCTATA